TAATGCCCACCATCAGCTTTCCAACCAATGATAGGCACTACACCTTCTTTTTTCATACAACCAAAGAATTCTACAACTCCACTCAAGGATGTATCAGCGAGTAAGCAATGTGTGTATCCAAGCTCTTTACACTTTTTTGCAGCTTCATCGGGCTTGATGAATCCACGTAGTAAAGAGTAATGAGTTGTAATTGCTGGTATTATCATTCAACTGCTCCGGGATCTTTATAAGTTCCAATCACGAATCCGGGTCTGGAACATGTTTCAACTGTTTTTTGCATTCCAATTGTATGCAATTTATCTTCAATGTAATGACACATAGTTTTATCTGTATTTTCCCAATTTGTCTTGTAATAATGACAAAGTTTTTGACATTTAAAACTACTTCTCTCTTGGGAAATTGGTTTTGGAAGTTGATTAGTTGTAATTTCTTTAAACATCTTTTCAAGATATCTAATGAATTCAGCATCGTCTTCTTTATCAAATGCCAGTGAAAATGGTCCACCATCTCTACAAAAGAAGATAGTCATGATAGAATGCCTATGTTTAGGATATAGTTTACTGATTGCGTAGTGATATAGCAACAGTTGGGTATCCTTCATTAGCTTATCATAGTCTTTCTTCTCTCCGGTAGCCCAATCAAGCCTCTGTCCGGTTTTCCAATCGATTACCTCTATTGTACCATCTGGAAGTTCAGTTACAAGGTCAATTGTTCCTTTTATAGCGAGATTTCCGGAAATTTTTCCATCTGGCCCATCAAACTCAAACTTGGCCCATTTTTCCAAGATAGGAATATCAAAATGCGGTTCTGTATCAATAATTTTACGATTTCTTGGATCGAATTGACCATTATTATAAGCCAATGTATCCCATACCATTTTATAACAAAACTCATAATCTTTCTGATTAAAATCATTATGAGTGCAACTCTTTTTATAATAGTCAAAACTTCTACCAAGAACGTAATTTACAAAATCATCTGTAAATAACTGTTCGTATGTAAAAGAGAAGTCACCCAAAGGTTCTTGAGTGACTTTCATTGTGCTTCTTCTATTAAATTGAGTTCTCTTTTTACAAATAGCAAGTGTTTCAAACACCGCATGAGTAATTGTTCCAAGGTCAGCTTTTTTGCCCGATGGTGAATAGTGACCAAGTACATATGTCATAAAATATTGGAGCTGACAATATTTCCAATTATTTAATGACGAACTCCTGAAGTATGTAGTGATCATTTAATGCTTGTAAATCTTTGCTTTTTAACTTCCGCTTCTTGACCAACTTGAGGCCCAATAACTATTTCTTTTGCTATCCATCCCCAACCGTCAAGAATCTCTAATAGTTTTACGCAAGACTCTTCGATTGTCATATTTTGATTGTCAATTACAGCGTCATATTCATTGAACTCATTCAGTTCTGTTTCACTTGCGTGACTATCGCCATCAACTCCGCGAGTCAATCGAATAACTTTACCGCCAGCACCTTGCACAGCTTTGATTTCATTCTCAAACCTTGCGTCCGAAATGATTGCCAAAAAGGATTCTTCGTTTACAATATCTTTAATGGCTTTATCTGTCCATATGTTTGGATAGATCTTTCTACAGATTTCTGTTCCAAAATACTGCATCAATTCTCTTCCTGTCATAAATCCAGACTTGCCTTTAACTTTGGTTGGCATATCTTCCCATTTATATTGTGTTGGCGTATTCTTCTGCTCGTCAGTGCCATAAACAATTTCTTTTGGAACATTAAATAGTCCAACTAAAATTTCTTTTAGATAAGCTGCAAAGGCATAGTGTTTAACAAAAGGCCAAACGTTATCCATAGCCCACATAGCAAAGTCAATATCAATTCTAGTTACATCAATAATACCCTTGCCCGGCTTTTCTTCTCCATTTTCATTTCTAACAACTGTATCAACTACGAGTTCGCCTTCTTCAGTAATTTCAAAACCATTGATAATACCAAATGACTTTAGATAATATCCATGTAGAAAATTACAAAGAGTATTCTTGCCAGCTTGCTTCTTACCGGAAAACGCTAAAATTTTTGCCATTTAAAATAGTCCCATTATTTGAGGTTTGAGTTCAAGTTCAATTTGATCAACTGTCATATCTCCAACATCTTTGCTCGATATTTTAGGTCTATGATAATTGAATCTACGCCCACACTTGTTAATAATATTAGTAGCTGCTTTTTCTCCAGCTTCATCTGTATCAGTTAAAATAACTACATTAAAGATTCCCAGTTCTTCTAGTGCAATTAACTGGTCATCACTTAGATCTGCACCAAATATTCCAACAGCATTTTTAATTCCTGATTCATATAATCTCCAGACATCTCCTTGACCTTCAACAAGAATTACTGTAGATGTTTTTTGTATATATGGTTTTGCCATCCATATACCATAAAGATAAAGCGACTTCTTAAATCCTTTGCTATTGACCCACTTGTATTTTTTATTATTCTCATCCAAAGATCTGCCAACACATCCAATATACTTGTGTTCCTCATCATAAATAGGAACGACAGCTCTATTGAACATCTGCTTATTAGGATTATAGCACTCGCCAACATCGAAGGCTACTAATGTTTCGGGTTTAAAATTTCTATTAAGATAATATTTAGAAGGTATTTCCAATCCGTTAATTATCGTTTCTCTTGTTATATTGAGATTTACTTTTTCAGGTTTTCTTGTAAAGATTTCTGATATCTTGTTGATATCACTTATTGTTGCTGATATAACCTCTTCTGGAATATCTTCCATTTTCTTATTAAGAAAACTTAGTGAAAAATTGACAGCTTCTGGAAAACTAACTTCTTTACCCTTTTTCTTTTCTAAAACTCCTTTGATAAAGCCGATCATGTTTCTACCATAATCTCTTTCGCAGCAGTGCGTCCAGCATTGCCAGTTACCTTTTGTTCTATTTCCAGAAGTAAAGATGCAAGCACCCTCTGGATTATCTCCTCCATGAACTGGACATGCAAACGCCACTCTATTATCAAACTCAATATATTCTATTTTAAGTGCTTCAAGTAGTTGTACAGTATTATTTGACAGTTCTTCACATATCGAATAAACTTGACTCCTGCTGATTTTCTTGTTCAAAAATTGAGTCTTCGTTTTCAACATTTGCCACTCCACTCTTTAGTTCATTTCTTGTATACCACTCTTTTAGTCTAGCAAATTTACCATTCATTACTAGGTTAATATAGTCGCCATGCTCAAGACCTGTTCCATGACGAGCTTTAATTAGAACAAGTTTTCTATTGCCATTAGCTTCGCCGTCATCAGCAATTTCTTCATCGCTTTTTGGTTCAAATTTTGCTACAGTAGTTGCAAGCCACAGAAGTCTATCAGATTGAGCAACTTCGTTTTCACGATTAAGCTGAACAAATGACAAGCATGGGATATCGTATTTAACACAAAAATCATGCATTTTGGTAATTTGAAATCCAAGGGCTTGATACTCTTGCATTGCAGCAGACAATCCAGCGCTACTCATCAACTTAAAATAGTCATAGATGATCAAGCAATCTTTAGTTTTGCCGTTCTCATCAACTCCAACATGCTGGTGTATCCATCTTTTTGCAATATTTAAGATATTGTCAAATGGTTGACCAGCAATTGAAATGTAGTGGTATGGGATATTTCTAAGAAGTTTAGCTCCTTCATAAACTTTGCTTTTTTCCATGAGAGATCTTGCGAACTTACCTTTAGCGATTTGATTAATCTCAACACCACTAAGATTTGCAAGCATACGATTTCTCTGGTCCGACAAATCCATTTCTGTATCTAAATATAGAACTGGAATATTGTAAGCCATAGCAACATGAATAGCAACGTTCGTAGCAATAACACTTTTACCAACGCCAGTTCTTGCTGCGATAAGCGTGATTGACTTTCTACGAAGTCCACCGCCAACTGCTTCATCAAACCTACTCATACCCGTTGGAATACCTAAATAATCGGTTTGATTGTTTTCAAGATAAGAAATGTAATCATCAATCTTGTCGCCAACCATAACCGTATTATTTGCGTGTTCTTTATAGGCTTGAGTTGTTAGTTCCATCACTGGATTCTCAACGATTCCAATAATGTCGCTTACATCCTCATCTCCTGTGACCTTGCCAATTTGGACATCACATGAAGATAGTGTCTTTTTAATATCTCTAGCTAGTTTTAGTTTTGCTAGTTTAGCAACAAACTTTGGGATATTGTCTTTTGCAAGTGGAAAATTAAAAAGAGACCGGATGAATTTCATTTCGGTCTCTTTGCTAATTAACTCATATACCCCAAGATTATGAGCTGATTCTAAAATAGTAATATACTCTACTGATTTATCTTTGTTAAAGATATCTTCAATACATGAAAAAATAACTTGGTTTAATTCATGACTGAAGGTATCTGTTGATACAATATCTTTAAGCTCCAGATAAACTTCGTCGCCGTACTGGCAAATACCAG